TAGGGGAACCTCTTCTTTGTTCGCAATACATCTGCAAATGGACTCAAGTCTGAGTCTGTATTGGGTGGAGAGCATGTTAGTTCAATTTGAGTTTGTCTTGTAGATCAAGAACCTTATTAACCTCATTAATCGCTGCAGATCTCCTAGCACCTAGGATATCCATGATATCTTCGTAGATTACTTCGTTATCCACGTAGTCATCGAAGTATGTGTCGATTGCTTCTTTAAGATACCTTTTGCGATGCCACTCGGGTGAATAGGGTTTATAAGACATGGTGAAAGTAGTTTTTCATACTGCAGACTATAGCAAAATCTGGTTGACAAGTCAACTGTTGTATTTATTTTAATGGATTTCCGTGTTTGTCCACTAATCCTAACTTTTTAATTTGAGAGAGATTTGATTTCTCATTCCTCTTCATTTTTTTATACTCCTTGATGAGTTTATTAACCTCATCATTGGAGATATTAACTTTAAGTTCTTTTTCTTCTTCCTTAGGTACAAAACCAAGGCCACTTGTCTTTACTTGTTCCTCAGAGTCAACATAGTCATTAATGACATCTTGAATCTCATCTCGGATCAAAGCATTTATTTGTGCTTTAAGAAGTTCGTCGCTCATTTTCTTTTCTTTTCTGCTTTAGGTTTGTTTCCCCACAATTTAGGATTTACTGTACCATAACCGAAATCAATCTTCTGTACTGCACCTTTGCCGTACATATCATAATACAGATCAAAGAGTCTCACATTCTTAGCACAACGTGTTAGATCAATGTACTCTTTACCGTCAACAACATACCAAACAAGTTTTGCATCAGTTGGAAAACTTTTGTCGTTCGCACGATCCAAAGTTGTTTTCTCCAGAAGGATCTGACAACCATAATCAGAAGGATTTAAATTTTTGACCTCTGATCCGTACTCAGCCATTTCCTCTTTTTGTTCTTGGTCCTTTTCTACCGTTGTTGTCATGAACGACCACCCCATTGAATGTCTGGATATGCTTCTTTCACAATATCCAAAGTGATTTTATATTGCTCAGAAAGTCTACCGTCTTTAACAAGACAAAGAACCTCTGCCTCTCTTGGATGAAGACCTTCAAGAAGGTTGATGAACATCATTTCTCTACGGATCGTTGAGAGGGTGTTATTGCCTCCCTGAACGTAGTGATACAGGTTTTGATACTCTCTCCTAAGAGAAGTTCTTCCCTGCCCTTGGAGGTCCTGCTTCGTGGCAGCCTCACCACCTGCTGCCTCTCTGGAAAGATTGTCAGAGAGGGTGCCAGTGTAAACGTTCTGATCTTTTACATCACCATAAGGGACTTCACCTTCAGGCAGAAGACTGACTACAGATTCATCAAAGTTCCATACAAAGATAACCTTGAGAGAATCGTGTTCATACTTCTGAAGTGCTTCCACTTTCTTTGCCTTGGTTCGTTGCTTAGAAACAACATCAAGGATTTCAAAAACAAATGGATTAGAGGGAAGTTCTGGAATGGGAGTATTTGTAGTCTTTGGTTTTGCCACTCTTTTTCTTGTAGTGGTTTTCGACTTACTCGTCGTCGTTGTCTTCGTCGGGCTCATAATCGTTTTCAAATCTTACAGCTAAAATTTCGTCGGGGAGCATGTTACCATTTTGGTCAAACATCTCTGGGTGCATTGGAATTTGCTTTGCTTTATTCAGAAAAGCATATGTTAGATCGTTTCCAAACCATCCTACCATAAGTCCAATGAAAAAGGAACCAATGATTCCTGCGCCACAAAAGAATAAAATATACGGGGTTGCTGATTCCATGTTACACCTCTTGAGAGTTTTCTTTCTTTTTTACATCTACGTGAAATTCAAAGTAAAAATGAAACTCTCTCTTGAGGATGGAGATCATCTTACCAAACTTCACTTGAAAAGTTTTTGGTCTTGGTGCTCTCCTCCTATTTCGTAATAATAGTTCAAATCCCCGATTAATATCAGGGTTTTGTTTATTTAGATTGCTTTTTTCTTCTTCCCCGTCTTTTATCATAATTGTACCTCTCGGCATCTTCTAAAATTGCATGAAGATAATTTCTTATCTTTCTTGCTTGAGGTTTGGGGATGTGACCATATCCCTCACGGAGCTGTTTGTGATCATTGTCTGCACCACCTTTAATGTATTCATCAAGGTCACTCACTAGGTCATTAAGTTCCTTGGTGATAGAACTGTCAATAAACTCTTCCACTTGAGTTTTCTTTACACCTCTGCTCTTGAGATAATCATAGAACTTTAAAACAAATTGTCCGTTGAATGCGTAATCGATTGCTTTTTCAACGTCGGTGTAAACTTCGTGAAATGCTGTATCCATTAAACTAGTTGATGCTCCTTCAAATAATTTAGCGTTTCCTTACATCCACCAATGTAATTGTTGTTGATTGAGACCTGGGGGAATGTAGCCCCTACCCCAAATTCGTCATAAAATTGATCCTTTGTGAAGTCTTTTTCGTATACGTATTCAATGTAGTTAATCTTCAAATGATCTAAAAGATATTTTACACGATCACACCATTGACAATTTTCCCTAGAATAAACTACTGCTTTCATATGACTTTCTGGAAATGAATTTATTTAGTATAAGGATGTGCTTGTTTCAATTCGGGATTTGGTTGAGAGGGAACGGTAGGATTACGATCTAAGTTTTTAATAACAATGAAAGCATCCTTATTATACTTACGAGTGCCTTTGACTGGTGCCCACTTAGTTCCTGCGCCATCAATCTCATAGACAGAAGTGCCACCGATTTCTACAGCAACATTATCATAACAATCCCATCCAAGTTCTGCAATGGTGTCTTTGATTTTATCATGCAGTGCTTTCATTACAGCAGCAGATTTGCGCTTTGCAATCAACTCATCACTCATAACATCCTCATCTGGTTCAAGATTTCCGTGCATAAAAAAGAGGGCGATTAACCCTCAGTATATCAATCTTTGTCTTGATTGTAAAGACTCTCTAGCCTTTCTCTAGAGAGATCAACATACATAACTTCATCACCAGGGGCAGGTGCCTCTGGATGACGTGGTTTTGGTTTATTCATCTCCACATTAATGGATTGAATGTTGGACCACATCATCGCAAACGCAGCACCTGCAATGACAGCAAAGCAAACGAAATAAAAGAATATCTCAAATCCGTTCACAGTGCATTACCTCTAGGAAGAACTTCTTCTGGGAATACAAATGATTCGTGAGGTTGATCTACTGGTGCCAACCATGCACGCAGACCTTCATTCAAGAGAATGTTTTTCGTATAAAAAGTTTCAAACTCTGGATCTTCCGAAGCACGAATCTCCTGACTCACAAAGTCATAAGCACGAAGATTAAGTGCCAGACCAATAATACCGATAGAAGAAGTCCAAAGTCCCATAACTGGAACAAACAACATAAAGAAATGCAGCCAACGCTTATTACTAAAGGCAATGCCGAAGATCTGCGACCAGAAGCGATTCGCCGTGACCATCGAATATGTTTCCTCTTCTTGCGTTGAGTCGAATGCTTTGAATGTGTTTGCTTGTTCGCCATCTTCATACAAAGTATTCTCCACAGTCACACCGTGAATTGCAGAAAGTAATGCTCCACCCAGGATACCTGCAACACCCATCATGTGGAAGGGGTTGAGTGTCCAGTTGTGGAAACCTTGTAAGAAAAGTAGGAATCTAAAGATCGCCGCAACGCCAAACGATGGCGCAAAGAACCAACTGGATTGTCCAAGTGGGTAGATGAGAAATACACTAACAAATACGGCAATAGGACCTGAAAAAGCAATCGCATTGTAGGGACGGATACCGATTAGACGAGCAAGTTCAAACTGCCTGAGCATAAAACCGATAAGAGCGAAGGCTCCGTGGAGCGCCACAAAAGACCAGAGTCCCCCAAGTTGGCACCACCTGACGAAATCCCCCTGAGACTCAGGACCCCAAAGTAGAAGAAGAGAATGACCCATAGCGTCAGCAGGAGTTGACACTGCCGCTGTAAGAAAATTAGCACCCTCAAGGTAACTAGACGCCAACCCGTGGGTATACCAGCTTGTAACGAACGCCGTGCCAGTAAGCCAGCCACCAATTGCAAGATAAGCAGTGGGAAAAAGAAGTAATCCAGACCAACCCACAAAGACAAAGCGATCCCGTTTAAGCCAGTCATCCAGGACATCGAACCACCCCCTCTGTTGTTGTGTTAATACCGATGCTGTCATTGTTATTTACCTTTTTAAAGTAGAACAGATTTGGCCAAGTGTCGCGTATAATCTCCGCGAGTTTTGGCGGTGTCTCTGAAGTTATCATATCTTAATACGATCAGAGAATAAAAAAGGGTCCCGTAGGACCCTTGAATTATAGCGTATCTAACTGATCAACCGATGGTGGGAGCAGTGAGAGCGACAGGAGTGGACTCAGCAGCAGCGAGGTCCAGCGGGAAGTTGTGAGCATTACGCTCATGCATGACTTCCATACCGAGACCAGCACGGTTGAGCACATCTGCCCAGGTGTTCAGGACACGACCTTGACCGTCGATGATCGACTGGTTGAAGTTGAATCCGTTAAGGTTGAATGCCATGGTGCTAACACCAAGAGCAGTGAACCAGATGCCGACAACAGGCCACGCAGCGAGGAAGAAGTGCAGAGAGCGTGAGTTGTTAAAGGATGCATATTGGAAGATCAGACGACCGAAGTATCCATGTGCGGCAACGATGT